ATCAGGACGCGCTCGCCGGTTTCAATGATTTTTGAGCAGCATCGGCAACGATGCCGATGTTCACGGTAATCGTGACCGTAATCGCACTCAAAGGTTGGTTCCGGGGTTTTCATAAGGAATATATAAATCAGCCGATAAGCGAATGTCAATAGGGGTGGATCAATCATTCCAGGTTTTTCCGCAGTCGAAACAAAAGCGCGTCGAGCTAGTGCCGTCAGGGCCAAGGACGCTTGAGGAATAGACCTCCTCGTGCGGGCACCGAAGCTGCCGCAGGCGTCGGTTCTTTTCGGTCAGGGTCTCGCGTTGCAATTCTTCGAGGGTCATGCCCGCTAAACCTCAGTTACTCGGCATCCGTAGTTGGTGTTCGGTCTTACGGTAGATTGCAAAGAGGCGAATCCGTTTTTGTGGGCCGTTCATCACGCCGATGATGCCGAGCAGCTTCACAGGCAGTTTTCGCTTGCCGCCAGTCGGCGGAATGAACTCGTGGAGTAGCCCTATCTTGCCGCCGATCTTCGTCACCCGCGCCAGCTCGGCGATTATTTTGGTCGCTGAGATATAGGGCAGGCCATACCGCTCGGAATCCTTTGGCGAATAGGGAGGGTCCGCGAACGAGGCATCAAAGGTGGCGTCGGCGAATGGGAGCGTGGATCCAAGGGACACCACAGAAGGCTTGCCAGCGGGGTTGCCGTCAACGGTGGTAATGCCATCCTCGGGCGCTATCGTTCCACTGAACCAATGAAGCATCGAGCCCCAGGGCCGCAGGACTTGCTTGGCGCGCGGCCAGAACGATTGCGGGAAGGCGCCATAATATTTTGCGGTCGGCCGCCCACAGAACCATGTCCCGTGAATGTAGCCGTTTTCCAGAACCGTGTAGGGCGGAAGGTCCGTAACCGCGTCCATTAAAAAATCCCATGCTAAGCAGAAGTTAACCGCCAACTTTATAACGCGAGCGTTTCATTCCGAGAGCCGGATCGCCGCGCCAGTGCGCTCGCACATATTCCAATTTACCCATCTTGATTCGCAGATGTGCCCGGCAGAAATGAAGCGCCTTTTTCCCCGTCAAATGAGCTTCGTGTTCTCCGTCATCCTCTTTCGGTGGGTGCACGCTCAGTTGGATTTCGGTCCAAGCGTGCAAGGGAAACTTGCCAACACCGGCTCTCAGCAAATCCCTTTCGAGGCCACGGTGGGGCATAGACTGCCTGCGGCCGAGAATCTTTGGAGAATTGATCGCAGCGAGGGCTGCATAAAGAAAATACTGCGCTTTAATGTGCAGGCGTCCAGTTTTGTCGTGCGCCGGGGCTGGCGTTATGAGACAAGGAGGGTCGTTGGACAGTAAGGCTAATTTGCCACCCGGTGTGCCCGTCAGCAACTCGCGATTTCCAAAGGACGAGTGCATAGTCGCGATGCCTGACCGAACGTCAGGGGCTTGAAGTAAAAACCCCTCCCGTTTTTCGGGGTCGCGATACTCAATCCACGTCTTAGGCGCAGGAAGAAAGGCCAGGGTGCCGTCGAAGCCCTCCCCACTCAGGTGTTCCGCCATGAGTTTGTCGCGAAGATCGTTCAACATTTCCAGAACGTCGGTTACATCGAAGCAGTGTGCGTCTGCGAGAAGCGGCGCAATGTCATAGCCGTGAATATATTCCCGCTTCTTCAACGGAAGCGTGAGGCGCTTGACAATGCGGTGGGCGAGGGGCGTCATGGGTTCCGTCGCATAGTATAGTGAAAAAACGGGTACATATCTGTCATCTGTCGGCATCCGCGCCGAGGATCGCCCGAGACAGGGTATTTTCGACGCGAAGCTGTATGATTTGTCGAATGTCGCGGTCGGTGCATTCTCCTGACGTGCGGCACTTGCGAATGGCGGTCAGACAATCCACCGCAACATCTTCGGCCTTTTTCTCAATTTCGGTGGGCGTCATTGCGCTTCTCCGCGTAGTCATTGATGGCCTTGGCCACAAAATCCCAATGGTGCTTCATGCCCGCCGCGAAGTCGTCCGGGGAAACGTCGGCTGCGATGGCGAGCCTAACCGCTAAGGCGTGAAGGCCATTCAGGATCGCCGAAACGTCATCGCCATAGACCTTCATCGCGGCCTTGAGAATGCGACCCTCCTTTGAGGACAGAATACCGGCCATCAGGTCTTTGGCTGTGAGACTCATGTTTTTCCCGAGTAATTCCGTAACAACCGGCTACTGCACGATCTCGACGGCGGTGAGCCAATAGCCATCGCTGCATGGAGAGAAGCGGCGCGAGTTGTAGTGGACCTTGACAATGGCGCCGGTATCTACCGCGCGCCGCAGCGTGTCGAGGACGGCGGGGTTGACGATGGTGAACCACATGTCCTCTTTGGACAGCGAGCCGGTGCCGTTGCGCATGACCCCAAGGCTCAGATCGAACGCCGGGTAGTCCATGCAGACCAGCGGCGTGACGTTGGAGAGCTTTTTTGCTTGGCCGATAGCTTCCACATCGGTTTGAGTATTTCCGCAGCCGGCGAGCGCCAGAGCGGTCATCAGAATTGCAATCCGTTTCATTGGATTCTCCGTGTTAACTTGTTGTTACTTTTCATTCCAAACGCGAAGTGCCTTGCGGCCCTCGTCCGTCACCGTCACATAAACGGCAGGCAGATCGTCTCCGCTCACATAGCCGTCGCGAAACATGGCGCGGACAGTCCTCGCGCTACCGCAAAGGTCGTTGAACGTACCCGCGCTCACGCGGCCGGTGCCGTTCAGCATGAGGGCGATGATTTCTTTTTGGTGCTTGGTCATATTTTCCCGGTTAACCTGTCGTTTGTCGTTACTCTGAATTGCCGTCGTATCTTATCGTTCCATCTTGAATCAGACCCATCGGGTCCGGACCGTATGGTGTTTTGCCGGTGCTGCGCCAGACTTTGCCGTCCCATTTGTACAGCGTGCCGGTGATGAGATTGAGCCATTCATCGCCAAGATTAGGTTTAACGGATTTGCCTTTTTTCATTTGTGATCCTACGAAAGCATCCCAGCCCGCGCCGCAAACACGATGCTTCTCATCTTAACCAAATCCCCGCGCGCTGCATAGAGTCTTTCCGCGAGCAACACCGGATTAATTCCGACGATGGACCAGAAGCCGCGCTCGCCGATGCGATGCTGTTCTCTGTGGCAGTCGTCACACAAAGGAACGGCCCATTTGTCTGCTGGTTTCTTGCCTATGCCGCCGTGTTTGTTGTGGGTGCCTGATTGCATTCGCACATGAGCGGCTTGGCTCGGTTCGTCGTTGCAGCCTAGGCACGGGAGAGTCCTAATCATTGCCAGGTAGACCGGATCGGAATCGCCGACGACTTTTAGTTTGATGCGCGGCGCTATGCCGAATGCGCGTTTGAGTAGGGCGCCAGGCGCGTCTGGTGGTGTTAGGCGTTGGGGGTGTTGCAGTTTCATTTGGGTCACGAGAGTTTGTTTGTTCCGTTCCGCCGGACTCGGTCACCTGAGGTCGTCTTGCCCGAAAGTTTCCTGCCACACCTTGCGCAAAACCTCAACGCGCGCTTTCAGTTCGTTGGTCTCGCACTCGCAACGCCCGGTTTCGATGAAGGCGTTGAGCAGCGAGCAAACAAACATTCTCTCTGCGTCACGCGGCGCCGTGGGGCGCGGCTGATAGTATTGCTGGCCGTTCGGCTTTGCTGGCGCGGCGCCGTTGCGTTGCGGCTCCGTGAACTGCTGAAAATCCCCACGAGGCTCCGCGCGCTGCTGCGGCTCGACGGCAATCTTCTTGACACCGATGATATTCTTAAACCCCTTGTCGCTTTCGGTATACGCAAGCTCGTACTTGTTTCCCGGTTCGAATTCCCGGATACGATCCTGCTTCACTGGCCACCATTCGTTGTTGGCGCCTTTGATGCTGCCGTATTGCTTGCCTTCGGCCGGGGGCTTCACGAAAGTCACGTCAACGGTTGCGGTCTGCATTGTCTCACAAGCTCCGTTCGTAGGTTGATTTGATGCCATCCGGCAGTTCGCCAGTAGCTTCGCGGAATCGCTTTGCGTCCTTAATAATCTGTTTTTTGAGATTGTCGCTGCATCCCATGATGGTAATGGCTGAACAGGCATCCCCCACAGTAAAAACCTCGGTCGTCCTCATGCTCAGGGCTTTGTTTCCCATCACGGAGGCGATGCGAACTGGGACGTTGCGTTCGGCTGTGGCGGCGGCGCGGTCGGTTTTCTGGAAGGCTTTGAACGCTTGGTCCGCGTCGGCAATGGCGCCACCAACGTCAGTGCATTCGCCTTCCTCGGCATTCAGGATGGCCTCTTGCTCGCGCGCCTCGGCTTCGCGGGCTTCGCGCTCGGCTCGTTCGGCTTCCTCGCGCAACCGCTGTGCTTCACGCAGGCGCGCGGCTTCGACGGCGTTGTTGTATTTGGACAATCGCGCCTTGGCGAGTTCGTAGAGCTTTTCGAGGGGCTGGCGCACGAGGCGGTAGGGCTTGTTGATCCGTTCCAGTTCGGCGTTGAGCGGATCGACCTGCGGCTTGCGCTCATCCTCCATCGTCTGCAAGGCAACGCGGGTGCGTTCGATCCATGCCGCGTATTGCTTGGCGCCGTCGAAGTTTTCGATGACCGGATTATTCTCGGTGAATGTCGAAAGCTCGGCCATCGCCTCCTTGGCGCTGTCAATCGGACCTGGAGGCGAGTTTCCGCCGATGGCAAGCCGGCTGTTCGTTTGCTCGGCGAGTTTGTTGTGGTCGGTGCGGTCAAGCATTTTTCAACTCCAACGTCCGTGTGAATTTCCGTGTCGCCAAAGCCACCCGTGATCCAGAATGACCCAAGCCTACCTTGTCGCTTCCCGTTCCTCATACTCATCATCGGCATAGTAGTCGCCATACTCTTCTTCGGCTTCGACCGCCTGGGCGCAACGCTCCAACTGAAAGGTTGCATTCCCTTCGACAGCACCAACAAAAGCCCCGTCGAAATCCGACATGCCAAGAACTTCCGACGTGTTGGAATTGGCTTCCTCCCCAACGATCTTCAAAACCCGATCCGCAATCCGCGCCCAATGGAGCACAAAGTCCGCCATGTCCCGGAACTGATCCGGCGACGGTGAAGGGGAGATATGCGGCACATACAACCGCGCCAGAGTTTGAACGGCCTCGCGATGCACGGTCGCAATCGCGTTATGGCGCCCGTTATTTGCTCGGCTGAGAACGTCGATCAAGGTCTGGCGGTCCTTCATGACCGGCTCGGTGGAAACGTCGAAGTCGCCTGTGATCTTGTCGGTCATTGGAAGCCCCTGTTGCGGTGTTAGGTCGATTTGGGTCACGGGTATGGCGGTGGTTACGGTGCGGTCACCTGATGATGGCGCTTCTTATTTTAGCCATGCGTTTCATCCGGTCCGCAGTGTCGTCAACTTCATGGTAAACGTATTTTTCGCCTTCGCAGACTAAGCATGGCACTGCGCGCTTAAAAAAGTAGCCGATTGTCCTAGGAGCAAAAGGAAACCAAGTTCTACCTTCTCCTTCGCAGGCGGCGCAGACAATGCGCGTTACAATAGTCATTCCACTCTCCTAAAGCCCGTATGAATTTCCGTGTCGTATTCGTAGCCCGTGATCTGGAATGACCCAACACCTACTACTGCTTCGCTATCTCGATCAGAAAGTAGATAATTCCGCCGATATTGACACACACACTCAACGCAAATCCCAAGACCAACACTTCGTACTTCTCTCTCAGTTGCTCCAACAACAATTCCCGTCCTAAGACCATGGCGTGGTTCTTCATCGGGTCGGAATGTTGTGCTACGGCTACCGCGTTGATGGCGGAAGTGTTGTTGCGGGGAGAGAAGGTAAGAAGTTTAGACATGGTTGGCTCACGAGAGGTTGGAGTGTTCTTTGCCGCCGGACTCGGTCACCTTATCACTACGCAAACCGAAGGTTGCGCGCGTGGATCACTACGTCGTTGCTGGCGTTCGCGAGCCGGACATAGTAGGCATTCGGCTTATCGTGTTTGGCAACAACGACGCCGTTCATTGGCGGGTCGAAAGTCAGGTCTTGGATTTGGTCGCCGGGCGCAAACTTGAAGTGCTCTTTTTCCTTGGTAGTCATGGCTAGTCCCCTGTGTTCGATAATTGGAGATTAAAGCCGCCCTTGAATGTTGTCAAGCACTACTTGAAATTATTTTGGAACTGTGATTACCTACGTCCATGACGACAAAGCAGGCACTCAAAGAGGCCATCGGACGGGCAGGCGGCCCTAGCGCCCTAGCTCGGATTTTGAAGATCACGCCCCAGGCTGTGGACCAATGGGAACAAATCCCTGTGGCTCAGGTGCTAAAGATCGAAAAGGCCCTCCAAATCCCCAGGCATGAGCAGCGGCCGGACTTTTACCCACCTCCAGGTGCAGCATGATTCGCAACCGCGCCACCCCCGAAGGCCGTGAGATTGGCGCCCGCATGGCCAAGTTCTGCGACGACGAGGAGCCGAAAGCTCGGCTTCGCTTCCCGGAATTGCCGCCCCGCTGCAATTCCTGCGCTTTTCGCCAAGGTGACCACGTGGCCAACGGCTCCCCCGAGACTCAGATGGATGCCCTGAAATGCGTCATGGAGGGTCGGGAATTCTACTGCCACGAGCCGGCGCGGGAGGGGATGCTGTGCATGGGCTGGGCATGTTTATGCTGGCAAAAGAGAATCCTGACTTCCGGGAGGTCGTTTGGCCTTTCTCCAACGAGTCCGATCCGACAGTCGTGTGACCCCGATGAGCCATCGCCCACTCGGCCAAGAATGAGACAACAACTTCAATGACTTCAAGCCCCCGCGAACGCCTGGCCCAAGCCCTCGACACCATCGGGGATTACGCCCAACTCGCTTATAAGGCCGGGGTGACACCGCGGGACTTCCTCAATGCGCAGTCGGGGCGCCCCTGTCCCACCATTCCATTCCTGCGGATTTGCGTGGCGATTCGGCATGATACCATGCCGGAAATCCCCTATTCCATGCCGGAAAGACCTTCTGACTTCGATTTTGGCTTCCTTTCCATGGCGCTTTGCCTCAAACGGGGCCTAAACGGGCACGATCAGGCGCTGGCCGGCGTCGTTGCCGGTCTTTCCCCTGTGACAATAAGTCGCATAGAACGGGGTGATGCGCTGGCAATCGGTATTATTGTTCGTGCATGTAAATATATGAATATCCATTGTTTTTCGTATCTTTCCGTGACCGACACGCTGTCGATTTCAAAACCTGCCGGGCGCCCCGTGCGTCCGCATGTTTCACGTGAAACATTGCCCATAGAACCCTCTCCGCTCAATGTCCTACTGAAAACACGCGCAAAAACGCTGAAACGGGTGGATATGCTCGGCAAAGCGCTGGAACGGCTAGAGGGCAAGAAGGACTATGCGGACGCTTTTGAGCGGCATCAGCGGTATTTGGCGGCGCTGGCCGAACAAACGCTGGCAATTGAGGCGGTTAGGCTTGCGGGAAGTCGGGAAGTGAAGGTTTTGGGTCATTAGAATCCGCGCGAGCGACTGTGATCTCACGTTCAATCATTGGTGGAGATATGGGGAAGCAAAGAAAACAAAAGATCGAAATACGAACGGTCCACGGAACGAGAAAAGTGCCGGCGGTAATCGTCGGCGCACTCGCGGCCCACGGTCGATTAACAAATGGCGGTGTGAGCGATTTCATTTTCAATATCACACACCTTCCAAGCGGATTTGGATTTTCCGCAGACTTTCATTCCTTGGATGATGCGATTGCGGCGGCTGGAAAAATTCAACATCTGAGAAAAGATTGGGAAGTTTTTGATCCTCGCATGGTAAGCAAAACATTTCTGTCTTCTTTGAAGGATATCTACAATGAATATGACGCCTTTGTGCTCAAGCGGACGAAAGACGATCCGCGTCGCGTGTTGGCTGAGACAACTTATGCGACCGATTTAAACGGTTATAAGTCTCAAGACTCTATGGCGGTAAAATCCGCTCAGGATAGTTGAGAGACAAGGTAGCCAAGCTGCCCAAACAAACCTCAAACAATGACTCAACGCTCGCTCAACAAAACCGACCAACAAATCACAGCCTTTGTAATGGAAACAATGCAAACTTTCAGTTCACTCTCTCCCGCAGAACGAAGAGACTTGCGCGATGCACACCGAAGGCGTTTTGTTGATGAGAGTCTGACGGCGCGACGGCCTTATATCTTTGCGAATCACGAAGCGGAAACGCTGTTTGATAATCTGGATTTTTCACAGGGGGAAGAAAGTGGCTGAAACACTGCGCTATCTCGCAAGTCCTTACACTCACTACCCCGCCGGCATGGAGCAAGCTTTCATCGACGTGGCGATTCTAGCCGGTCGTTTGTTTGCTATCGGCATCCCGACATTCTCGCCAATCTCTCATGCTTTTCCTTACGTCAAATATGGGAATCTTGACCCTCTCGATTATCCAGCTTGGAAGCCAGTTCAAGAGCGCTTGATGGACGCCTGCGATTCACTCATCGTCGCTCACATGCAAGGATGGGAATCGAGCGTTGGAATCGCACATGAAGTTTCGTATTTTGAGCGGAGCAAGAAACCGATCTTCGACCTTGATTGCGAGAGTTTGGTTTTGGTGCAGCGTGATCCTCACAAGCATTTCGACGAACGGATGCAGCTAGGCATCAAGGATATGCCGAGCTATCGCGGTGAGTTGAAGCCGCTGGCGATGCCGAATCCGAAAGGCCAATGAAATGCCGCGAGAAATCGGAACCGACGATATGTTCACCCCACGCGAGCGCGGACGATTCGGCGACAACGAATCAGCGGACAAAAGAGTAAGACCGCAACGCGTCAACGGCGCCTCTGATCTTGTCGATCTGACCGTCTGGATCATGATGGACGATCCGAACAAGAAGGCGATTGCTATTGCCGACCCGGCAAAGCCCACCAAAACTTGGATTTGGCTCCCGCGGTCGCAAGTTGAATACGTCAAGGCCGAGCCAGGATTGATCGTGCTCACGCTGCCGCAATGGCTGGCGAAGGATAAGGGACTGATATGAACGCGCTCGCCAAATACGACGCCGCTTGTCGCGCGCTCGCCGACGCTGTGAGCGCGGATGAAGTAATGAAGGTGCATGTCGAGGCGCGGGCTATTGAAGCTGTGGGGCGTGTGGCGAAAAATATAGACTTGGAAATAGACGCTCGCACGCTGCGAATACGAGCGGAAGCCCGATTGGGTGTGATGATCCGTCAAGGCGAGGAAAGCGGCATCATCGCGACTCATGGGGGCCGGCGCAAAGGTCAAGATTCGGGGAGTGAATCTTGCTCAACCCTAGAAGATGTCGGTATCGATCGGCACCTGTCGGCAGTCTCGCGCAAAATCGCAGACCTTGGGCAAGACGGTGTGGACGATATGCTCCAACGCTTCGGAACGGAAAGCAAAAAGCGCAAGAAACTCGCCTTGGACGTAATCAATGGGGAACTGGCGTCGCGGAACGCGCAAAGCCGGCGGCAACTTGCTCAAGAACTCTCCGATGCTACAGCCCTTCAACCGACCGGCCGCAAATTCCCCGTGATCTATGCGGACCCCGCATGGCGCCGCAAAGCCGGAATAGGCAACCGAGCCTACGAGAATCACTACACGACCGAAACGTGGGACGAAATTCTCGCCATGCCGGTGGCGAATCGCACCCTTCCTGATGCTTGGCTATTCCTCTGGATACCCCGCGCCCATCTTCTTGCCCTTCACCCCACGGAAATCGAAACGCCGCTAGGCCGCTGCAAGGTCAAACTCCCACTCGCCTACGCCGTAGCTCAAGCATGGGGCTTCGACGCCTATTCGACGTGCTTCATCTGGACAAAAACCGATGAGGAATGCCCCGAAGATCATGGCCTCGGGCTTATCGTGTGGGATCAGGATGAGGTTCTGTGCCTCTTTAAACGAGGCCGCGGCCTTCCCAAGCCGAATACCGATGTCAAGGTGGGATCGAATCACCGCGAGCGCGCAACCGACCATTCGGCAAAGCCTACGTATTACCGTGACATGATTAACGCGATGACGGGCAATCTTCCTGTGCTCGAATTGTTTGCGCGCGAGGACGACGAACACATTCTGCCCAATAACTTTTACACATGGGGCAATCAGTCTCGTAATACCGCAGAACGAATCACTGACGACTCAAGAACGAATCACGACTCCAAAACCGTTCCCGATTCGTATGGCACTGACGCCGCCCAATCCAAAGCGTCAGTGTCCGAACCCGCGTCCGACCATCAACCGAAAGCCCCTCATGTGCCCGTGGCGGACGCGGGTTCACCTTCTTCGTTGCCGGAATTAGTTTTGCCGGGACTTGCGCCGACGTTTGCTGAGTATGCTGCGTTTACCGATCTAACAAACCCGCTGCATGGGAGAGCGTCTTAGTTGTTTGTTTGGTTAGACTGGCTACCTTGGCGTGCGATTGTTCTGTGAGATTCTTACGGCCATAGAGGGTGGGAAAGGGGAGTTTCTGGGATGCCTTGTTACGAACCGCTGTTCTATTGGGTCCGTGAGCGCGAGCGCATCCGCGTGATCAAGGAGAAAGGCAAGCCGCAGCCTTGGACCAGCGACGCTATCCTAGCGACCTACCGCTTTTGCAACGTCCGACGTGAGGATGACCGGGTCACGGTATGGATTCGGGACAACATCCGCAATCGTCCCGCTTTCGCTGTCTCGCCTTTCCTCTGGCTCATGCTTTGCATCGCGCGGCAGATAAACTGGCCTGACACGCTTACCGAACTAATAGACCACTGCGCATGGCCCGACACTACGCGGTTTGATTTTTGCGAGAAGATGACCGCTGTTTTGAACGCGCGCAAGGAACGGGGGGAGAAGGTATACACTGGCGCTTACATGATTTCCGCGCCCGCACAGAAGGGAGCCGATAAACAAAAATATATTGCAGAGACGGTCATCGGCGACCTGTGGAAACGGCGCGGCGGTTTCAAAGCATCAACGCTGCAGGGCACCCACGAATGGATCACGCGGTCGAACGGCTGGGGGCCTTTCATGGCCTACCAGGCCGTGGTCGATATGCGTTTCACCGATTTGCTGAAAGACGCTCCCGACGCGGCCCTTTGGGCCGCCGCTGGCCCCGGCACTATCCGCGGTCTGAACCGCGTGCAGGGGCGCCCCGTCGATCGGCCGCTCACGCAGGGGCAAGCGCTGTCCGAAATGCGGGCCATTTACAAGATAGTGGAAGCCGAGACCGGCGTGCGGATGGATTTCAGCGACGTACCGAACATCCTCTGTGAGACCGATAAATATCTCCGCGTGAAGAACGGTGAAGGAAAGCCGCGAGCGCTCTACGTCGCCGGAAGAGGACACTAACAACCTCTATGGCCGTAAAATCCTAACAAGCAAATCGACAGCCAAGGTAGCCAGTCTAACAAACAAACAGCATCGGGGGAATCATGACACGCTACCCATTGACCGACCCAGCATCAACAGACTCAACACTCGGTTTCTTCGAGCGCCGAGAATGCATCGAAATGAATCTCGCTTTCGCCCACGCCATGTTAGCGGCAAGAGAACGCGGCCAGGAGAGCTTCACGCTCGGCCCTAAGATCGACGATACCCCACTCGTCGGCGCCTATTTCCCTCCACAACCAACACAATCCTTCATGTCATCGAGTGCAGCAACGTGCGTTAATGCGGCGTTGGGGTGGCAGACGCCGGATGCGATGACGGCGGTTCCGAGGAAGAATGGGTTCAGATGACAGACCTAGTGGGCACCTGCCCCAAAGACTTTTGGGAAGAATGGATTGCGGAAGGCGACGCAGCCGTCCCCGACTGGAAAACGCGATGAGCCACCTTCCCTATCGCCCCGAACACGTCAACGACGCCAGCGCAACCACCGAAGAGTTGACGAACGAGGAACTCGGGGCATTCGTGCGGCTACAGCGGGCGTTATGGCGGGCAGGCGGCTACCTGCCGGACGATCAGAAAAAACTCGCCAGATATGCCCGCGCGGGCAGCAGATGGGGGATTATCGCGCCTGCGGTAATGGGCAAGCTCAACGCCATCGGCGGCAAAGTCTCATGTCCGACGATTCTCATGACGATCTTTCTCGTAGAACAACGCCGAACCAAGGCCGCGAAAGCTGCCGCGCACAGGTTTGGCAAAGCTGACCCCTCTCTGACTTCGCGTAAGCCATTGGACTCGTTGGAGTCGAACATTACCGTAGCATCAACCGAGCATATGCTTGGAGCTTCCAATCAAAATCAAAACAAGAATCTAGATTCTAAGACTCTTAATACAAACCGATCCGCTACAGGTGGGCGAGCAGATGAGTTTTACGAGCAGAGTACGGGATTTCTCATCAAGCGTGTCGGAGTGCGCGGCCTTGCAGCCCGATCCCAAATCGCTAAATGGCTCGCGGCACTCGACGGGAACGAATCGGACCTGCAAACGATTATGGATGCTGCCGGCGCCGAAAATCTCCAAGGTGCCCGACTCATAGCCGTCATCGATCAGCGTGTCGGGAACCGCAAGGCCGAACGAAAGCAAGGTCCTCCCCTTCCATTTCCACCGAATCTTGTGATAAACAGCGGGAAATGACCGAATACTTCTCAGCCCAACCCTACACCGAAGAGGAACGCGAACGCGATGACGCGTTGAAGCGCATGTCCTACGGCCGATGGAGCCTGCGCAGATTGCTTCGCCCCAGCCGTAAGGCTGCGCTACAGTCCGGCAACGCAAAAAAGACCAAGAAACGCCGGTCATTCAAAGCCCAACCGTGGTGGCTTGAGGATTGATCACGGGGGCTCTTGACGGAATGGCAGGGAATCGCGATGATGAGGTTCGGCCTTAGTGGCTCTCGGGCCGTTTGTTCGTAGTGTTGTTGCAGCCCCCCCCTGCAAGGGAACGGCCTTATGGGGCAACTCATGGGGCCGTTTTCGCATTGTGGCGAGACTGATTCCAGGTGATTCGTGACGGATAGTGCAGTGCAACATACTGGATCACGAGAGGGTCTTCCGACTGAATCACCGGATTCGGTCAACGATTCGCAGCAGCAATCTGGTCTCGGAACTTCGCTCGTTCCAGCGCAGTCCTTTGATGTTCCAGGCTCTAAGCCACTGCGAGATAACAAAAAAGAGCGGTTTTGCCGCCTTCGCGCTGTTCTGAGACCCAAAGCCGACGCCTATCGGCAGGCGGGCTACAGTACCGAATCCGATCACGCTGCCGCCGGCAATGCCTCGCGTTTGGAACGGCGCCATGACGTGATGGAGCGGATAGCTTTTCTGTCGCGGCAGGAAGACGAAATTCTCCGAATCAAACGCGAGCGAATCGAGGAATTTCTTTGGCTCGCCCACGAAACCAATGCTGCCGATATGTGGACGATGGTGGAAATGCCTATCTACGACCGCAAGGGCAATGCAATAATCGACAATGAAACTGGAGAACCGGCCACCAAAATGGTTCAGCGGCCGAAGCCGCTAAATGAAATGCCCGAAGATGTGCAGCGGGCCATTGAGAGTTTTTCGATTAACGAGGCTGGGATGGTTATTCCCAAGCCCTACTCGAAAATGCAAGCCAACACTGAATTGCGTAAATTTTACGGGTTTGGTGCAGCGACGCGTGACGATGGCGAATTGTCGCGATTGAGCGATCAGGAGCTTGTGGCGCAGCTTGCGAATCAGGCGCGGGAACTGGGAATTGAGGTTGATTTGACGTATCGGCTCGGTGGGCAGTGATGTGTTCAAAGAGATTCCATATTCGGGCGTGGGGACATTCCACTGCGCCGGATTTGGATTACGAATCTGATGTGGATGATTGCGCTGTTTACATGCAATACCCTTGCGTGAATGTAGCACTTCAAATTGCTGTGTCTCGTTCTGCTCTGGAATTGGCACTGCGAGAGGGTGACCGCGCTGAGATTTAGAACGCGCAGGCCGTGAATGAGACAACAAACAACGCGGCAAAAATGAACGCTCCGTTCGCCCGCACCAAGCTCGAACAATTCGGCAAGTTGCTGACCGAATATCAACGTCGCAGAGCCAAGGCTGAACAATCGCAACGCGGGTGGTATGACGAAAATGGTGTTCGTCAAGGCGGATTAATCGCGCTCGTTCGGTACTTTTGGGCGGTGTTGGAGCCTGAAACGCCGTTTGTTGACGGCTGGCCACTCTGGGCCATGTGTGAGCACTTGGAGGCCGTGACCTTCGGAGAAATCACCCGCCTTCTCATGAACGTTCCGCCTGGCTTCATGAAGTCGATGCTGGTCGATGTGTTCTGGCCGGCGTGGGAGTGGGGGCCGATGAAGAAAACCCACTACCGCTACATCGCTTTTTCGTATTCAGCTTCGCTCACTGAGCGCGATAACGACAGATTCCGAACCTTAATCACGAATGAATCCTACCAGCGGCTTTACGGCCCGATGAAGACGAAAGTGAAAACCGAAACGATGGTGTTTGAGGAACGCGATGAAGCCGGTCAAGTCACGCTGCGCAATAAAACGACGATCAAGGTGATTAATACGCATACGGGGTGGAAGCTTGCGTCGTCTGTCGGTGGTGTGGCGACTGGCGAGCGCGGTGATCGGATCATTATTGACGATCCGCATTCGGTTCAGGAAGCGGAATCGGAACGCGTGCGGGAAGAGACCGTGCGGTGGTTTCGTGAGTCTATTTCTTCGCGGTTTAATGATCTTTCGACCGGCGCCATGGTTATCATCATGCAACGCGTTCACGAAGCAGATGTGTCCGGCATCGCGCTCGGTGTTGAGTTCGATTATTGCCATTTGATGATTCCGTGGGAATTTGATTCGGCGCGGCAGACGGATGAACAGGGCGAGCCGATTCCAACGACAATCGGATGGACTGATCCTCGCGAAGAAGATGGCGAAGTGGCGTGGGATGCTCGATTTGCCGAAGGCGCGATGGAGCGAACCAAACGGGAAATCGGTCCTTATGGTTGGGCCAGCCAATATGCTCAGTCGCCGCAGCCCCGCGGCGGCGGTCTTTTCAAACGCGAGTGGTGGCAACTGTGGGAACCGGACGACGGAAAGTTTCCGATCTTCGACCTTGTTGTTGCATCACTTGACGGTGCTTTTACCGAAGACGAAGAGAATGATCCCTCTGCACTCACGGTTTGGGGGACTTTTGTACACCCGGAAACCAAAAAGAATTGCATTATGCTCATTCATGCATGGCGCAAGCATTTGGCATTTTCGGCTTCGCGGTTTGAGCGATTGCAGACTGAGGCTGTGATTGATGGCGCGCGGTGGCTTCCTGAGAACATCGTGCCAGGCATGGATGAAACCGAAGTTAAGCGGCGTAATGCTCGGTTTAAGCGGCGAACACAGTCAAAATGGGGCTTGGTGGAATGGGTTCAAGATACGTGTCAGACCTACAAGGCGGACCTGCTCTTGATCGAAAATAAAGCGACAGGGCGGCCTGCTGCACAGGAAATCGCGAATCGATATGGGTTGCAGCGGTTCGGAATTCAGATGTGCGAGCCGAAAGGTGACAAGGTCGCTCGCGCGTTATCGGTGCAGCCGACATTTGCGCAGGGGTTGATTTATGCTCCTGAACGGGAATGGTCGGAGCTTGTGATCGCTGAAATGGAGGTTTTTCCTAAGGGTGCGCGCGATGACCTGACCGACACGGCGACGCAAGTCATGAAGTATTTCCGCGACGCCGGTTTAGCCATGACCGACGAGGAACTTGCCCACGAGGAATATGAGCGCGGGATGCACAAGCCGCAGCGTAAAGCTTTGTATCCCGTCTAAAAATGGTGTAAGGACGAATTTATGGAACACATCCCGCCCCACAAACCCATCCTCCTGTCCCCCACGCCGCTGTCCGATCAGCAATTGGATTGCATCGATAAGTTGGCGCAGTGCTTAGAGGAAGCCAAGAAAGGCAATGTTTATACGGTCGGAATCGTCGTGTGCATGAAGATGGGGTTTGCGACGACGATTGGCGGGACGGATGCGGGGTCGTTGAATCTGGGGTGTGATGCCTTGAAGCAACGCATTTTGGAGAATGTTGTGGATGAGGGCCGGGTGAAGCCGGGACAGGTTTCGATTATCAGGGGTAGGCAATGAGTGAAGATAGGCGTTATGCGACGGAAGTGGCCGATTGGTGTGAACGCGAATTGAAAGCCGGGAAAGAAACTGGCCATCTTGAAACGCGGCCTTTCGTTCAAAATGCCCAGATGATTATCGCCGCTTTGCGAGAATACGCGAAGGGTAATCTGGGTGCAGTGAATTCCGGTCAATCCGTAGCGGACATCAAGGAACATTTGCGGACTCTCAAAAAGGACAAGTCAGATGGGTCACGAGAGTCTGCCGCAAACCGATAGACCGGACTCGGTCACCGGCGATCAGCGACCCATGAGGGACTTTTTAAAAGACCCGATGCCAGAACGAATTGTATGGATGGGTTCTGGGGGTGTTGACACATCACACTATCCAACTCTGTCAATTGGATTGCAGGAATTTTCGCATAATATTCAAGGATTGAAGGTTCGGCCTCACATTGTGGTTATGATTGCGGCCGGAAATCAAGTCGAATATCAGAAAATAAGATGTGACATTAATGCCGATACGGCTAGGACTTTGGCGCGCAGACTAAATGAATTTGCTGATGCCGCCGATTGTCTGAATAAAGCGAAGTGACCTCGCATGGATAATTCAATACGACAATTGCGCATTTGGTTTTTTGGGTGGATAGATACATGCACTGCCGCCGGCATGTCGGAGACCGAAGCGAAGGTGTGGATAGCACGCCATTGGGAGTATGTGAAACTGCGCGCGACTTATGAAAGCGCAGCCAATGGCTGACCCCGCCGCGCAACCCTTCGAAGGCATCCAAGTCGTTATTGAAGACGAAGACGGCAAGGTCACGACCGATCCCATAACTGGAACTGTTGCCACGCCCCAGCCGGATGGCGGCGTAGTCGTCCAACTGGACGCGCACAGGCCGAAGAAAGCCGGCGACGATGACGAAGACAAATTCTACCGTAATCTCGCCGACGATATTGCCCCAAACGATCTCTCTCTGATCGCCAACGACCTTCACGACCAAATCGCCGCCGATGATCGATCGCGCGGCAATCACCTTGAAATCCGCGCCAGAGGCTTAGGCTTGTTGGGCCTTGAACTGAAAGAGCCGCGTGCGACGGTCGGTGACACCTCGTCCGCCGTCGAAGGTATGTCCACCGTCACCAATCCGCTCTTGCTGGAAGCCTGCCTCAAAGGCTGGGCCAACGCACAGGCGGAATTATTGCCGTCCGATGGTCCGGTGAAGGTCGCGAACAAGGACGATGCCTCAGTCCAATCCGAAGACAATCTCGCCGACGCTTTTGAGCGCGATCTGAATCATTACCTGACCAAAACCGCCACCGAATATTATCCTGATACGTCGCACATGCTGTTATGGGGTACATATTTCGGCGGCTCTGGATTCAAGAAAATCTATCGCTGCCCGATGAAACGCAGGCCGGTTTCTGAAAGTGTCGATGAAAAAGATTTGATCGTTTCCGACACGACAAAAGACCTGCGCTCGTGCGCGCGAATCACCCACCAGATTCCCATGCGCCCATCGGTGATGAAGCGCATGGAGTTGATGGGGCATATCGGCGTGGTCCTGTCACGACTCCTTCACCTCCATCACCAAATGCTGTTGACGCGAAGATTGCCGGCATCCAGGGCACCGATCCGACGCCGCAGAAAGCGCGTCCCGAGGATGAGCCTTACACGATTTGGGAATCGCAATGCGAGCTTGATCTTCCCGAATATGCTCCGGGAAAATTCAAGGGTGAAGGAATTCCGCTGCCGTATCTCGTGACGATCGACAAGGACTCGCGCGAGATAAAAGCTATTCGTCGCGACTGGAAAGAGGACGACGACGACTGCCAGCGCAAGCGGATGTATGTCAAATATCCATATGTGCCAGGGCCTGGATTTTACGGAACGGGATTGCTGAATATCCTCGGCAATGCGTCGAGTGCTTTGACCGCAGCGTGGCGTCTGGCACTCGATTCGGCCATGTTTGCTACGTTCCCGTCGTTCCTCATCGCGAAACTCGGTGGTCGGCAAAATACATCGGACTTTCGCGTGGGACCTGGCACTGGCGTTCCGATTGATACAAACGGACAAGCCATCGGGAATATCATTTCGCCGATGCCTTACAAAGACGTAGGTCCGGGAATGCTCGCGCTGATCGACAAGGTGCAGCAACAGACGCAGGCACTGTCGGCGGCCGGCGATATTCCGACCGCAGAGGGTGTCGCGAACGTTCCGGTTGGCACGATGCTCGCCCAAATCGAACAAGCAACCAAGGTCGAATCCGCAGCGCACAAGGGAATGCACCAAGCTCAAGCCGAAGAAATCGAATTGATCGTTGATCTCTTCCGCGAGAAGCCGGAAGACTTTTGGAAGTCCAATAAAGTTTGCCCGAAAGGATATTGGGACGAACAAAAGTTTTTGCAGGCTTTGAATAATTGCAATCTCGAACCGGCGTCTGATCCGAACACGCCATCGCATATTCATCGAGTGGCGAAGGGTGTCGCGCTTTCTCAATTGATTGCTGTTCCAGCCTTCACGCCGATCATGGACGCGCGGGGGACGTTGAATACGATTCTCGGGGTGATTCGCCAGGACCCGACGAATATTGTTCTGCCGCAGCAGGCTCCTGCGCCGCCGGCTCCCGATCCGAATATGATTGCGGCGAATGCCAAGATGATCAGTGCACAGGCTTCGCAGGCCAAGGCTGTGTCGGGGGCGCAGAACGACGCCGCAGAACTCGATATCAAGCGCCAACAGCTTGCGGCGGAACAGAATATCGCGACCGTCGATCTGGCCAAGGAAATGGTGATCCACAAGGATGACGCGGCGCATGACGCCAAGGTAGCGGCTCAGCACCATGGATTAGGGGTCGCACAACATGGGTTGGCTTCTCAACAGGCTGTGCATGACGCGAATATGGACGTTGCGCAACATGCCTTGGATGTGCATCAAGTGTTGAATCCGCCGGCGCCTACAGGTTCGGGAAATTCGTAAGATGGGTCACGAGAGTTCTTCGATTGCTGAAAGACCGGACTCGGTCAACGACGACTTGGTGAAAACACTTAGGCTTGCAGCCGATGTGCATTGGAACGGTATGAGGCTCTTGCTAAAAGCGGCGGATCAGATTGAGCGGTTGCAGGAGAAAGTCCGCGACTGGGTTCCTCCGATCCGCTCGGCTGAGGAATTCAATGAATGGTGTAAGCGTCAGGCGGCTGAGGAACAAGCGCGCCCCATGCCTCATCTTGAGGAAATTCTGAAAAATCTGCCGCCTCATCTAACTGGCGGCCCGTAGGAAATCATCACAATGACAACGCGCCGTTCATTGTTTTCTGTAGTGGTTGGTATGGCTATGCTGCCTCTCCTGAAAGGGAAGTCAACGCCTGCAAAGACAATACCAGTCATCGGCACGTTTGATGGCGAGAGGTTTGTGCCTCTCCAAACTGAAAAATGGTTCATTATAGAGGAAGGCCCCCCCATTTATTATGGACGCTTCCGAACACTCTTTCAGGAAGTCACTTGATTCGGGCGTGTTTTCTTCCTTTCCCGATCCGCAGGTGACCGAACCATTATCACTCCCCTCTCGTGACGCAAACGGAGTCTGCCATGGCCCATCCCTTCCAGGAACACAAACAGCACAAAGTCGAGCGCTCCCGCGTCGCCAAGATGACGAAGGGCTACGCCTCAGGCGGCGGTGTCCATTCCGACGAAGCCGCAGACGTGAAACTCATCAAAGCCAAGGTCAAGAAGACCGCGCTCAAAATGGACGGCGGCAAACCAAAGCATCGAGCGGACAAACGGGCGCGGGGTGGGAAGGTCAAGCACAAGGGAACGACCGTCAACATCATCAACAGCCCCGGCCAGCATCCCGGCGCGCCGCCCATGCCGCCGCCGGGGTTGACCGCAGGGCTGCCCCATCCGCCGATGGCGTCGCCTCCCATGATGCCGCCAGTTGGTGCCCCTCCGATGCCGCCTCCCGGCGCAATGCCTTCTGGTGGTGGTATGCCGCCACGTCCAGGCATGATGCCGCCACCCGGTATGCCGATGCGAGCGCGGGGTGGACGGATCAAGGATGGTGCTGCTTGGAATGAAGGCTTGAAAAACGGAACTCAGGTGCAGCACCGCGACGGCAAGAGCGACGGTAAAGACATCGGCCGCGGCAAGGTCGTCACATTCAAAACCGGCGGCGGCGTTATCAAGACGTTCCGTGC